GTACCTTCCGGATCAGACGATCACGGTGGATACCCGCGGCGTATGGACGGTCACCGAACGGGACCAGCACAACCTGGGCCGCGTTCCGGTCGTCATGGTCCCAAATCGCGTTCGCGGATCACGCGAGACGGGCCGGTCGGAGATCTCTAGGGCCGTCCGCTACTACGCGGATGCCGCCGCTCGGACTCTCCTCGGTCTCGAGGTGAACCGGGAGTTCTATAACGCCCCGCAGCGGATCGGTCTGAACGTGTCTGATGACATGTTCGTCGATGCGAGCGGGAATCCGGTGTCCCCGTGGACGTCTATTCAGGGCAGGGTGTGGAACATCCCGCCGAACGAGGAGGGTGAGGCTTCGCCCGATGTGAAGCAGTTCCCGCCGTCGTCCCCGGCACCGTATATCGACCAGGTGAAGGGGTATGCGACGCTGCTTGCAGCGGAGGCGGGTATCCCGCCGACCTATCTGGGTTTCCAGACCGATAACCCGGCAAGCGCGGATGCGATTCGTGCTGGTGAGGCTCGGTTGGTGAAGCGCGCTGAGCGCCGGCAGGCTTCGTTTGGGCGGGCGTGGCGTGAGGTTGGCCGACTGGCTCTTCTGATGCGCGACGGGAAGATTCCGGAGGACTTCGACACTCGCGTGTCGGTGCGGTGGCGTGATGCTGCTACTCCGACGCGGGCGGCTTCCGCGGATGAGGCAACGAAGCTTGTCGGTGCACAGATCCTGATGCCCGACTCGCAGGTTACGTATGACCGGGTTGGTCTGTCTCCTGCTGAGCAGGCGAAGATCACCGTCGACAAGAAGCGCAATCAGGCGCTCCAGCTGGCGTCTTCGATTGGCGCCGCTGCTGGTGCGGCTCTGACGAACCAGGGGGCTCAGAATGCTCCTGCAGGAGGTTGATGAGCACCGCACGCTGATCAACGGGATCACGTCTCTCGCTGAGGCTGATATCACGTCGTACGCCTCCACGGTGATAGGCGAGGCGCCGGAACGTGCTGCCGCTCAACTCCGTGTAGCTGGCGGTGCTGTGATCAGCCAGTATGGCGAGCTCGCCGCGGTGTCGGGAGCGCTGTTCTACGAGAACGCACGCCCGAAGCCTGGCTTCACTGCTGACCTGGCTCCGGTAGCTGTTGGCGATCAGGTCGCCGGTGCGCTCGGTTGGGCTTTCCTGCCGATGTTCCGACCGGATCAGTTCCCGGATGGTCCTGTTGAGGCTCTGCCACGGCTGGCTGCGGTGGTGCAGAAGTTCGTGGCTACCGCCGACCGCGACACGATTCGCGCTGCAGGGAAGCGTGACTCGTTGTCAACAGGCGTGCAGTCGTATGCGCGTGCAAGTGCGTGTTCGTTCTGCGCCCTGTTGTCTGCGCAGTCCGTCCGTGGTGGCCACTGGCATAACAACTGCCGCTGTGTGGAGGTGCCCTCTTGGCGGGACGCGCCGGCGCCCGAGTCTGAGGTGCGTGCGGCGCAGTCCGCTGCGGTGAAGGGCGCGATCAAACAGATCGAAGATGCCCGCTATTCGCATCCCGATTGGCAACGGATGGCGCCCAGGTACTTCCTGAAGGCGCATCCGGAGTTCGTCTTGTCGAACAAGAACATCACACGAGTGATGCGCGAGTCCTACGGATTCGCTCACTGACCATCCTCACCGCCGCACGGCATCGAGGACCAAACCCGCATGGGAGAAGATCAATGTCCAACGAAGCACCCGTCGAGCCGGAAGCACCTGCACAGGAGCCCGAGGCTGACACGCCCCCTGAGATCGACTGGAAGGCTCAGTCGCGCAAGTGGGAGGCACAGGCGAAGCAGAACAAGGCCGCAGCCGAGAAGCTTGCGGCGCTTGAGGAGTCGCAGAAGACCGCTGAGCAGAAGGCTGCTGATGCGCTTGCTGCCGCTCAGGCGAAGGTCGCGGAAGCGGATGCGAAGATCCTGCGCCGCGATGTTGCCCTCGAGCACAAGCTGACCGCTGATGACGCGGCACTACTGGACACGATCACTGACGAGGCGGCGATGCGTTCGCTCGCCGCACGTCTCGCTCCCGCCCCGGACTCTGGTCCGCGGGCGCCTCGCCCCGACGCAAACCAGGGGAAGCCCGGCCAGGCCGCCGCTACCCCTGCTGATGAGTTCGCGGCGTTCCTGCAAGGACAGCTTGGGCAGTAGCCCACCATAACGAAAGGCGGCACAATGGCCACCACTACCCTCGCCGGGCTTCCCGGCTCCCTCCTCCCGCCCACGATCGCGGGACCGATCTTCGACCAGGTGAACGAGGAGTCGGCCGTTCAGCGGCTCGCGCGCCGCGTCCCCCTGTCGCTGACCGCGAACACCGTCGTCCCCGTCTCGATGGACATCCCGGCTGCTGGCTGGGTGTCTGAGGGCGGTTCGAAGCCGGTTGGTTCGTCTGCGTTCGGCATCAAGCAGATGCAGGGCAAGAAGGTCGCGCTTCTCGTTCCGGTTTCGGAGGAGATCGTGCGCACCAACGCGGCCGGCGTGTATGACCTGCTGAAGCAGGATCTCCCGACCGCCATTGCCCGTGCGTTCGACTACGCCGCCATCCGTGGCCTGGACCTCCGTACCGGTGGCGCTGGCCCGTTCGCGGACTACCTCACCAAGGGTGCGAACACCGTTGAGCTCGGCACCGCGGCCCAGAACGCGGGAGGCATGTACGCCGACCTCGTCAAGGGCGAGCAGCTTGTCGCCAACGCAGGCTTCGACTTCAGCGGTTTCGCCGCTGACCCGATGCTGCGTCCGACGCTGAAGATGCAGACCGACACGCAGGGCCGCCCCCTGTTCGTTCAGGATCCGTCTCTCGGGTTCGGCGGCGGTTCGCTCATCGGCTACCCGGCGTACTACAACCGGGGCGTGTCCGGTGCTTACCGTCGCTCCGGCGACCGTGTGCAGGTCATCACGATCACGGGAACCCCGACTGGCGGCACGTTCGACCTGGCGATTGGTGGAGCGGTCGCGAAGGGCATCGCGTACAACGCTGCGGCCTCCGCAGTGCAGACGGCGATCCGCGCCCTGTCGCCGCTCTGGTCGGGTGCCACGGTCAGCGGCTCTGCTGGCGGCCCCTACACGGTCACCCTGTCGCCGGTTGGCGGCCCGGCTGCGCCCATCGTGGTTGCCGCGAACGGGCTCACTGGCGGCACCAGCCCCGCTGTCACCGTGGCGCAGACGCCCGCAACGGACACCAAGCTCCGTGCTATCGGTGGTGACTGGTCGCAGGCCGCCTGGGGTCAGGGCATGGACCTCACGGTCAAGGTGTCGACCGAGGCGTCGTACGTCGACGAGGCGGGCGTCACGCACTCCGCTTTCCAGGAGAACCTGGTTCTCCTGCTGGTGGAGGCGCACTACGGGTTCGTGAAGTCCGACGCGCTCGGTACGTTCACCGCGTACACCGACGCGGCCTGAGTAGTCGGAGGTGTGGGGCTGCCGTTTCTGGTGGCCTCACACCTCCTTTGAGCGGGAGGTTTCTCATGGCTTTCACCACGACGATCACGCCCGCGAAAGTGGCTGTCGAGCTAGGCCAGGAGCCCCCCGAGACGGGGTCTCCGATCGAGGCTCAGTGGCTTCAGTGGATCGCGGATGCCCTCATGCTGATCCAGAACCGTGCAGACGGTCTGGGGATCACGGAGATCAGCCAGGCGAAGCTGGACTATGTGATCCGGCAGGCCGTCGCCGATCATGTGAAGCGTCCCGACAACGCCACACAGGTTTCCATCCAGGTCGATGACGGCATGACATCCAAGTCATACCGATCTGGCGCTGGTCGGGTGACGATTCTCGACGAGTGGTGGACGATGCTCGGGTTGAATCCGCGCACTGGCCGTGCGTTCGAGGTTGACACCATGCCTCCCGATGCTGGTGTGATCCAGGATCCGGAGTCGGTCTGGTATCTGCCCGGTCAGGGGTGGTGGTGATGCTCGGCTACGACATCGCGAACGCCCTTCCTGGGCTTCGTGCTGAGGCCGTGTCGCGCATGACGGATACCGTCACGGGCGGTCTGTACGCGGATGGTACGGACGAGACGACGGGTGATCCGATTCGTGTTCTGGTGTCGGAACGGTACTCGGGTAAGGGTCGGGTTCGGTTGCCGTCGCAGAACGTGACGAATGCGCAGGCACCGTCGATGCCGGTTGCGGTGCAGGAGCCGACGTTGTCGATCCCGTGGGGGTCGCCGCGCCTGTTCATTGGTGATGAGGTGCTGGTGTCTGGGTCGGATGATCCGGTCCTGGTTGGTCGCCGGTTTCGTGTGCAGGGGAACGCGCAGGCGGGGCAGACGACAGCGCACAGGTATCCGTTGCAGGAGATCGCATGAGTGACGACTTCTCCGAGCTTGCGGCCCTGGCATCTGATCTCGGGAATGTTCCCCCGGCCGCTGTCAAGAATGTGCGTAAGGCGCTCGAGGTGACGGCGCGGAGCATCAAGGATGACTGGCGTGAGGGTGCTGTCGTCTCTGGTGGGTACGCGGACACGTATGCCCCGTCGATCGACTACGACTTCAAGCCCGATTCCGAGGGTGTGACTGTCGACATTGGCCCGCACCTTGGAAAGACGCCTGGTGCGTCTGCTGGCTTCCTCGAGGATGCCCCTGGGAACGTCCACGCGCCGGCTCAGCATGCCGGTCGCGACGCCCTCGAGGCGAACGAGGACGACTTCTACCAGGGTCTTGAGATTGCCGTGTTCGAGGCGTTGGGCGGGATCTTGGAGGGCTGATGAAGGCTGAGTTTGCGGCGTTCAAGGCCCGCCTGGAGTCGTCACCGATCCTCGCTGGGAAGGTGTATCCGATTGTTCGGAAGACCACTGACGGCAGCACCGTCAAGGACAACTACGCCATTGCGCGGTCGGCGAAACCCGACCGGATCACTGATTCCCGGCTGACCGGCATCGACACCTTCGATTCGGATAGCCGGTACACGTACAACGTGCGTGTTGTGACGACTGCGGCGGGCGGCCTTGACGTGTGGGGTGACGAGGTTGTGCGTCTCTTGATGGGGCATTCCCTCGTTGTCGCTGGACGCGCATGTTCACCAATCACGCTCGTCCCGGATGTTGAGGACGGTGACGGTTACGACCGCACCGCCGACCTGTACTACCGCGATTTCGGGTTCCGGTTCTGGTCCCGCCGATCCTGACTGACTTGCTGGAGGAACTGATGGCTGAAC